GGATATTGCTTTTGAAGCTCATCGACGGCCATTTTTCTATCCTTTAGAGATTGTGAATGATCTTGTGTTACTTCATACAAAGCCTTTAATTTTACTTGCTCTGCGATTGCATCCTTTTGTCCTTCCAGACTGGCAGCATGAAGTTGTTGACTTGAAAAAGTAGCTGCATCTATAGCAGATTTAGCCTTTAAAAGTCCACTAATCCACATTTGAATATCTTTTCCGTACATTGTTAAGACGGTTATTCCAACCATCATTCCTGTCTGCCAACTGAAAAAAGATGATAACACTTGTTTCCATACCGGAACTGTAGCCTCTCCAGACGCTTTTAACGCGTCATTAGCTATTTTTACTCGCTTTATCTCATCCGTAAGAATAGGTAAGTTGTTTGAGATTGCCAAGAAGAACATTCCGAGGCCCATGGAAGCAGACGGAAGTTCTCGTACTATCTGTTGAACAGACATGCTTAATCCATTATATCCATTTTTGTAATTTCCGACATTACGTTGGCTGTTACCAATGGTAAAATCTAGCTCTTTTATCTTTGCATCTGCCTGTTGTATTGAATTAAGAAGTTCTTTTCCGAATGGAGAGCTTCTTTCCTCCTCTGACAATCCTCTATAGACAATTCTCATTCTGGAGAGAGATTGAGACATCTCATTCATAGAAGTTGAAGCGGAAATATCCAGCTTGGCCATATTATTTAAGCTCTGTCTAACTTCTGACAATGCTGCCTTATGTTCTAGCAGAGAATTATTAAGAGAAATGATTCTTGCTTGCTGTCTTCCGGATAATTCCCCACCACTGGCAACTTCTTTATTCATACCGTTTAACTCTGTATTGATGAGTCTGATAGCATTCATCTCCTCAACCATACGCTGAACGTTTTGACGTCTAGTCCCTGCTACTGCATCTATCTTATCTTTAAGGTCATCATAAGCTAAAGCTTGTTGCTTAACAGAATCAGAATCACCATTACCACTAGCTGCTTTTTCTGCCTTCGGAGATTCTTGCGAAGACATTGATTTTGCAGCCTGCATAACTTTCTCTTGAGCCTTTGAAATTGCGTCGGTAGACTTAAGTATGTTCTCTGCTGACTTGTTAATAATCGCTTCTGTCGTAGATACTTTTTCGGCTAGGATATTATATGTACTCGTAAGAGATTTCAATTTCTCCTGTAATCCTTCTGCTATGTCAATCTTTACATTGACATCAATATCTTTCAGAGATTTCTTTACATTCTCTATCTCGTTTTTCAGAGCGCGAAGCTTCTGAATATCTCCATCTACATTTGCAATAATTCCAGCCATATTCGTTTAATTATATTTTCTTTTTTATCTGACGCTCAGCATATAATAATCCATTTGTCATAATTACATCGTACCCTTTAGATTCTACAAATGATGCGTATTGCATACCATTTGCGAGATATAATCCATCTCCCTGTTTTTCGGAGTATATGAGTAAATTCCTTGTTTTTTCAACTGATTCTGAATGCGCACCGTCTGTTTCTACCCAAATATCAATAATTTTTCCATTTCTGACAACGCACCCGCCATTTGCATTTCTCAAATTCCACGTATGGTTCCGATAGTTTCCATTTGCTTTCGCATTCCGCGTAGCCTCTCTTCCTATTTCGGATAATCCGGAAAAGTACTTGTCATCTATTTTTTCTAATAGATCGTCTATTCCTGATATGTCTCCCTTAAATGTCATTTCATTCTTTGTGCTCTTTGTGCACCTGATAAAAACGTTACAACTTCACCAGTAGCTTCATGCTGCTTATCACGTTGCATGATAATCAGATTCCTATACGGAACCTTATTTACAACTTCATCGTAAGTCATGCGCAATTCGTCCATAAATGAGGCAATTTGACCAATTAGAGTGGTATTACCTACACTTTTTGTTTTGCTGCCAGAAGCCTTGCGCTCTTCATCAAACTGACAGCTTTCGAGAAAACCTTTGGAGATATTAAGCTAAATGCTATATCTAGCCCATTCACTACCTCTTCAAATGTGCCATTGCTCAACTCCGTGTCAAGAGAATCACACCCGTTTATCATCCATGAAAGAGCTTTTGCATATTGCCTAACCGCCCCCAATGTGCTCAGAAAAACATCCTTAACAGAGTCACCTTCTTTTTCTTCTATCTCAGACAAGCAAGAGATTGCACCTGCTATTTTTTTTATAGTAGGTGGATAAATTGTGTACGGTTTATCATTGACGATAATCGTCCTAAAGTCATTCCCTATAATTGCATCTGATACTATTTTTGCTGCATCCATATTATATACTAATTAAAAGGGGTGAGGCGGAATTAGCCGCTCCACCCCCAAACGAAAGAAACTTACAATATTTAAGAAAGTAAAGCCGAATTAAAATTGTACTCGGTAGACATTACGCCTGCTAACATATCCGGTTTCATGGGATAACCAGAAACTGAAAGCGCTGCTGCATCATCTGTCTCCTTTGTATTGGCCATAATCTGTGCCTTCGGATAGATAAACCAATATCCATCTTGAGTTAGGCAGAACATAGCCTTAATAATAGAGGTACTTGGAGCATCTCCTCGATAACCAATTATAGCGTCTTTGTCCGTCCCATCTCCACCTTTTGTGATTGTGCTACCACCGCGAACTGCGGCCTTCAACTTCTCGGAATATTCTCCTAGCGTAAAAGCTACTGTCAGGTCTCCTGCCGTTGGATCCCTGCGATAAACAGAACCGTCGAGTTCGTTGTGGTAATTGTTCATAGAGGCGTCAGACTCTTCTATTTGCCACGTTTTTTCATGGACATTGGTAACTGATTCTGCCGTGCCTCCAGTTACTGCTGCAATAGCTGCGTCGATAGCTGCCTTTGCAGTTGCTGCTGTCGTCAAATCTGCTGTGAAGATAGACGTATCAGCTAAAATGATTTGCTTGATTTTTGTTGCTATCATAATCTTACATTTAATACTTCGAATAATAATTTTACATTAACATAATGACTTTGAGCAGGTTCGTTCTCCTCAATGCCTGTTGAATAGATAGAATATCGGTAACCAGTTCCATCAAATTTACCGGACAACTCATCAAAAACAGAATAAGAAACTCTTTCGAGTTGCCCTAATCTTATCAAGTCCTGTTCCCCTTCAATATCAGGTACATACAAGTTTACTTCGACAAAGCCTTTTTTCCAATATGTGCCGGGCACCAAGGATTTTGCATGTATTCCAATCATTTCAGATTTAAGAGGTCCTAGAATATCTTTCGGAGCCTCTCGAACGTCAGAAATGCCAAAATCAACGCATTTGTCAAAGATTATATCAAGTATGTTAGTTACTGCTATCATATTACACCCACAATTCAGAATAATTCAGATAATTCAGATTTTTCACGTTGAAAATCTTTCCGTTTCCTCTTACATTTCCAGACGCGTCAATGCATTGTATTTGATCTCCGACTTTAACAGAGACTTGTTTTGAACATACGATGTGAAACGAGGGTACATAAACCTTCCCATCTTCTGTTTTAAATTCCTTAGTAGTGTTATCGTCGCATCTGCATGTGCATACATCCGTCCATTGATCGGTAGATTTGATCGGTTTACCGCGTTCGTCTTTCCCTGATGTAGAAGACTTTAATTGTAATATGTGAGGAGAGTAGATCATAAGAAATTGATTCGTGGTCTATCTGTTAGCTTATCTTCTACGTCGTACTTATCACATAACATGGAGTAAAAGGATTTTATCCCTTCAATATTCCAAGACATTGAGAATCCGCTTTCGCTAATTGATGTTGCGCGTAACAAAAGTTGCGGTATGAACTCAATGAATCCCATATTAATTAGATTCATATTATCTCCGTCTACGCTTGTATCATCTTCAAGTCCTGAAACGATTTTCATATCCAAAATGTCGGCATCCGAGACCTGAATCCCGAATGTCGAACATTTTTGAGTTATGTAATCTTTTACTGTCATGCTGCGTTTAGCGTCCCCAAATTGAAGTTTGTGAGCGTGTTAGGAGCGGAGATCTGCGGAATCCATTCTGCTGTGTATTCCATAAATCGTCCTGTTTTGTCACGATAATTTGAGATCAGCATACCGCCATCTGCGGGGGTATAGTTTCTGCCCGGTATAGGATCAGTGGCTTCATAAGGAGTATGCCAACGCATATACCCAATTTTCTCTGCAGGCAAGCAAGTGATACGGTCATCTGCATAAACCTGAGAGTTTAGACCCGTTTGATCTTTTACATAATCATCTTTGATCTCTATAGCAGGGAGTCCAAGCCCTGTAAACACATCAGAGGCAATTTGAGAGGTAATTAAACCTGTCGACAAATACATCTGGTTGGATCCTAGAGTCTCCTTAAACTTCTCTCCGAACTCGCTCGAACCGACGATGTTCTTGATGAACGTCTTACGAGACATTACGAGTTTGAGGTACTTACCGTAGTCAGGTGCGATTCCTTGAAGAGTGCTCATCAGATAAGAGATGAACATGTTTTTAGAGTCAATAATTACATCGCTCTTCTGAGGCGTGATGAAATTGAACGGAAGACTAATGTCAAGGACGTCAAAAGAGTTAGGATCAGTTCTGTTGTCCTTATTCTTTACCGAAGCGGATCCAGTCATCAAAAGAGACCCGAATACAATATCCATTCTCTTGTGAGCTGCGAGGGAAATCTGACGATAATCATCATATATGAAGTCTATAATTTCCTTTAATGCGGCTTTTTGATCATTCGTCTTTGCAGCGTTGAATTTGTCGATCAAATCAGTCAAGTCGGAAAGCCGACTAACATCCATCTGATAAGCATCGCCCAAATAAGCAACTTCTCCGTAACCGGAACCAATATTCCGACGTTCGCGGATAGGCTTTTCACCATACTGAGAATTAATAGAGCCTGCCATTACGCCAGTTACAGTGCCAAGATAATCCTTGAATATCCTTAGTGTAGTTTGACGGAAATCCAAATATTCCTGCCAATAAATTGCATCCGCCCGAGTTTGACGTACACGGTTAATGACCGATGATACAATGCCGGGATCATTGAATAATGTTTCAATAGTTAATGTCATAATATCCTCCTTTTATTCGT